GTAACACTTATGTCAACATACCCAACCGCTTCTGTTCTTTCAACCCCAGCCGGGTTAACTTTATCGGAATTAAAAGAGGGATTATTCAGTAATCTTAGATATCGTCTCGGTGACGGGATGATTGATATTGAATTGGATCCTCAACATTACGAAGCAGCGTACAACTACGCTATCAAGGTCTATCGTCAACGGGCACAAGCCGCTACGGAAGAATCCTATATTCTAATGACCATTGAGAAGAATGTAGATACATACACTCTCCCTGCTGAGTTTATTAATGTAAGAAGTATTTTCCGTAGAACAATTGGACTAGAAACTGGCCCGTCAAGCAGCAGTTTTGATCCGTTTAGTAGTGCTATTTTAAACACATACTTGTTGAACTATAACTATGCAGGTGGTATGGCAACATACGACTTCTATGCAGGTTATGTTGAGTTAGCAGCACGTATGTTTGGTGGTTATGTAACATACACATTCAACCCAGTGTCTAAAATATTGCGTATTGTTCGTGATCCAAAAGGATCAGGTGAGCGTGTATTGATATGGGCCGATGTACAAAAGACAGAAGAAATATTACTACAAGATCCTGGTGCTGGTGTATGGATCGGTGACTTTATCTTAGCTAATCTTAAACTTATGATTGGTGAAGCCCGTGAAAAATTTGGAACTATCGCAGGTCCAGGTGGTGGTACAAGTTTGAATGGTACTGCTATGAAAGCAGAAGGCAAAGCAGCAATGGAATTACTGATTGAAGAATTGAAGAAGTATGTAGATTATAGTCAACCATTGACATGGGTACAAGGCTAACCTAAATGCTTTATATTGTCTTGTTCCTGTAATATAATAAGTACTTATAGGAGCATTGTATGATTATAGGTATCACTGGTTTAATTGGTTCAGGAAAAGATACAATTGCTGACTATCTTACTACCCATCATGGGTTTAAACGAATCAGTTTTGCATCCAGTCTTAAAGATGCGATAGCAGTAATCTTTGGATGGAATCGTGAATACCTAGAAGGCACTACAAAAGCCAGCCGAGTATGGCGTGAACAAAAAGATGAATGGTGGAGTAATCGTTTGGGTATGAATATAACCCCAAGATGGATACTACAATATTGGGGCACAGATGTATGCCGCAATCACTTTCACAATGACATTTGGGTAGCAAGCGTAGAACATAAGCTATTAAACTCTAATGAAGATATTGTAATTACCGATTGTAGATTTGCCAATGAAGTAAATGCTATTAGAAACATAGGTGGAATAGCAATTAGAGTAAGCCGGGGTCCTGATCCTGAGTGGTATGATTCAGCAGTAGCATATAATAAAGGGCCAAATGGCAATTCATCTTGGTCACTAAGTAAGAGTAAGTTAGATAAACTAAAAATTCATGCCAGTGAATACAGTAGTGTAGGGTTAGACTATGACCATATGGTAGATAACAACGGTACTATTGACGAATTGCACAAAACTGTGTTCGGGATAATTAATAGTCAATCTGTAGATCACCTCGGCGCCAAGTAACCTCTTTCTTTTTAACAACTTCTACGCAGTTTAAGCAAATACTGCGTAGGTTAGTATGTTCAACGTGATCTAAATTCCCGTCAACATGAAACACAGTTATCTGTGTGGGGAACAAACTTTTAAAGCCACACAAATCGCATGTGGCTTTTTTCTTATATCCACTTTTAGTCCAGTTAGCCTTCCTAGGCAATAATTTATTTTTCTTCCTCCCGCACTCATCACATGTACTCCTGTAATGTGTAACACCGTCACGCTTATAATTTATAGCAGTATGATTTTTATTACATTTTTTACATATAGGCCGTTGATTAAGCATACAATATTTAGTCTGTGACCTTCGAAGGTACGGTTATACCGTGTTTTTTCATTTTATTAATAAATAATAGTATGCAATTAGGTTGTAAACCTCAAAATTTTACTAAAGGAAAAATAAAATGGCATTAACATCACCAGGCGTAGAAGTCACAATCATTGATCAAAGTCAATATTTACCAGCACCAGGCGGTTCAGTACCGCTTGTAGTTTTTGCAACAGCACAAAATAAAGCTGACCCAACCGGAACCGGGGTAGCAGTGGGTACAACTGCCGCAAATGCAGGTAAATTATATCAAGTTACAAGTCAACGAGATTTAGTAAGTCTGTATGGAACACCGTTCTTCTATACAACAACTGCCGGAACACCAATTCAAGGTTATGAATTAAATGAATATGGATTATTAGCGGCTTACTCATTGTTAGGTCAAACAAATCGTTGCTATACTTTACGTGCAGATATTGACTTAGCTTCTTTGGTTGGCAGTGTAGGTCGTCCATCTGGCGCACCTGCAAACGGTGCATGGTGGTTAGATACTACCAATACAGATTGGGGTATTTTTGAATTCAATCAAACTACTGGACAATTTACTCCAAAATCACCTATCGTTATAACTGATGCTGCAAATTTAAATGCAGGTGTTCCGTTAGATAGTATAGGAAATATTGGTAGTTATGCTATCAATGCAACGCTTGAAGCCGACGGTGTTAATGCAATTGGTCCAAATAATTATTTCTTTAAGAGAACTAATAACACTTGGACAAATTTAGGTAGTAAAAACTGGGTAAAAAATTGGCCAACAGTTCAGGGTACAGTTAGTAATCCAACATTGACAGCAGGGAATCATTTTGATATAACTACTGGTACTAATCAGTTTGTAGGAACAATAACAGTCCCTGCATCACCAAACAATACATTAGCCGGTCTTGTAAATGTAATCAATAACATAAATTCACAAATAGTTACTGCTGCGGTAGTATCTAATAAACTGGTTATATATTCAACTCAACCCAGAACTGAAACCACGCCAAATGATGAGTACATTCAAATTTCAAATGCAACTGGAACAATTTTGGCAGATGTGGGAATTTCAGAAGCACTTTACTATCAACCTCAATTAGCTTGGGGAACAGCATCTGAGATGCCATTATGGATGACTGGTCAAACTGAGCCTCGTCCAACAGGTTCTGTTTGGGTTAAAGTAGGTAGTTCAGGTCTTGGTTTAAATCCTATATTTTCTCAATATAGCGCACTTACTGCTTCATGGAGTGCAAAAAATACTACATTATCAACTAGTGATTGGAGCGCAACAACAATGCTGGATCCAACTGGTGGCTCTGCAATCCCAGCAGGGACTGTTTATGGACAATATAACTTTGATGGTGAATGGGCAGCTAGTCCATTGGCTTTTTACGAAAGAGCGGCATTGGGTCCTACAGTATGTACGGGAACTGAAACAGATGTAACATTTGGTTCATTAACTGTCAGTCCAGCAACAGTGTATGTTTCAATAAGCACTCCAAATAGTGATTCACTTGATACCGGATATTCATTTACAATTGCTGACGGAAATACTGGTACTGATTTTGTTACTAAATGGTTATCTGCAAATATACCATACACAACCGCTTATATTGACACCAATGGTAGCATTGTGCTTGAGCATTCTTTGGGCGGTGAAATAATATTAAATGATTATATTCAAACAGCAGGAGCATCTCAAGGGACAAGTGCTGATGTTTTATCACAAGCAGGGTTTGTTGTAGGTACTACTGAATATACCAAATATGGATCTCCTAATGTCACAACATTTACTAATAAGGCAACCACTACTAGTGGATCAGGTACTGCGCTTACACTAACCATTTCATGGTATTATTCACAATATATTGTTTCTTTGGGAAATAATATAGGAACTGGTTACGCAGTTGGTGATTCTGTAACCGTATCAGGGGCTAATTTAGGTGGTTCTTCTACTGCTAATGATGTAGTTATAAAAGTAACATCCATTAATGGTAGTGGTGGAGTCACAGGATATACTGCTAAAGGTGGTACAAGCCCAACAATGGGAGTACCTAATTTATCATATCAAGTTCAAATTAGTAATTGGGTATCATTAATGTTTACTGCAAATGAAGGTGCTCCAGTAGCAGCTCCGGCTAACGGTACAAATTGGTTCTATAGTGTAGTAGACGAAGTTGATATTATGGTTCAGGCTAATGGTCAATGGAATGGTTATAAAAATGTAAACTATTCTTCAACCGGTTTCCCTCTTCCATCAGGTAGTAATACTACTGACCCTGCAGGACCAATCATCAGTGCATCTACACCAACAACTCAAAGTGATGGTACTGCTTTAGTATACGGTGACTTGTGGGTTGACACATCTACGGCAGCATTAGAAAATTACCCAGTGATCAGTCGCTGGGAAAGTGTATCAGGAGTAGATCAGTGGGTGTTAATAAATAATACTGATCAGACTAGTTCAAAGGGAATAGCATTCTATGATGCACGTTGGGCTACAAATGGCGATACAAATCCAGTTGATGATCCAATACCAACAATCGTAAGTTTGTTGTCAAGTGATTATTTAGATTTAGATGCTCCTAATCCAGCATTGTACCCAACTGGTATGCTATTGTTTAATACACGCCGTTCAGGATACAATGTAAAAGCATATCAATCAAATTACTTTACTTCTACTGCGTTCCCTGATCAATCATTACCAACAATAAGTAGTACATGGTTAAGTGAAAGTGGATTAAAATCAAACGGTAGTCCATATATGGGTCGCCAAGCACAACGTAATATGGTTGTTAAAGCGTTACGTTCAGTTATAGATACCAATGTTGATATCCGTGATGAAGATAACTTCTTTAACTTGATAGCTACACCAGCTTATCCAGAACTACAACCTAACATGGTTGTATTGAATGCAGATCGCGGTGAGACAGGTTATATCGTTGGTGATACACCAATGAGATTGCCACCGAGTGCTACAGCAATTCAAGCATGGGCAACTAACGCAGCAGGTGCAACAAGCACAGGTGAAGACGGTTGTGTAACACGCAACACATATTTAGGTTTGTTCTATCCGAGCGGTATCACAAGTGACCTAAGTGGTAACTTAGTTGCTGTTCCTCCAAGTCACATGATGTTACGCACAATGTTACGTAGTGATCAGGTTTCATATCCTTGGTTTGCACCAGCAGGTACACGTAGGGGAAATATTGATAATGCAACAAATATTGGTTATATAGATTCTGCAACCGGTGAATTTGTAACAACTAAAACAGCAATTGGAATACGTGATGTATTGTATATTAACTTTATTAATCCATTGGTATTCTTCACTGGAATTGGTTTATTGAATTACGGTAATAAAACAAGTTTCAATAGTTCAAGCGCATTAGATAGAATTAATGTTGCACGATTAATTGCTTATGTTCGTAGACAGTTAACATTAGCAGCACGTCCATTCGTATTTGAACCTAACGATGCACTAACACGCAATCAAATTGCAGGTGTTGTTCAAACATTAATGGTTGACTTGAAAGCAAAACGCGGTATCTATGACTATCTAGTTGTTTGTGACGAAAGTAACAATACACCAGCTAGAATAGATAGAAATGAACTTTGGGTTGATGTTGCACTTGAACCAGTGAAAGCTGCTGAATTCATTTACATCCCGGTTCGTGTTCTAAACACAGGTGAGATAGCATCATTATAATAAGCTAGGATAACCCCGAAAGGGGTTATCTGTTTATTT